ACATTATATCGATCCCCTACTCTCCCATTCCCGGACGATTCCGTTCGGCCAACTCACCTTGGATGCGTGAGCCCATGGAGGCCTTGGTCGATCCAAAGATCCGCATCGTAAGCATCATCGCTGCAATTCAGAGCGGCAAAACCTCTGTCGGTGAGCTTGGTCTCTCACACATCATCGCAAACCATCCAGGTCCCACGCTATGGCTTGATCAGACCGACGATGACGCGAAGGACCAGAGCGAAAGCCGTCTGCAAAAGTTATTCGACGAGTGCGAACCGGTGAAAGCGCTCTATCCTGCGAACCGGCATAAAAAACGCAACAATACCATCCACTTTGCCAATGGCATGACGCTATGGGTGCTAGGGGCTCACAACAAAACCAATCTTCAGCGACGTTCGATTCGATGGCTCATTGGAGACGAAACGTGGCGCTGGCCGACGGGCCATATGGCAGAAGCAGAGGCCCGTGTCACCGCATTCGGTTGGTTGGGCAAGTGCCTGTTCATGTCGCAGGGTGGTGAGGAAGACGACGACACTCATCGCAAGCATGAAACAACCGACATGCGAGTATGGACCTTTGCATGTCCGCAATGTCATCAACGCCAGCCATTTCGATGGGAGCAAGTCGAGTGGAGTAAAGACGCCCGCGATGAATCAGGCGAGTGGGATTTCCAGAAGGTCCGCGACACCACCTCGATGCGTTGTGCCTCATGCAATCATTACTTCGAGGATAGCGATCGCACACGCCGTGAATTGAATTTGTCGGGCCGATACGTCGTTACGAATCCCAATGCACCAAAAGAAAACGCAGGGTTCCACTGGAATGCCATGTGTGCGATGAGCTGGGGACGACTGGCCGAGCTCTACCTTCGTGCCAAGGCCGCAGCGCGTAAAGGCGACGTAAGTCTCATTCAACAGTTCTACCAAAAACGTCTGGCTCTGGCGTGGCGTGAATACCTAGAAGACTACAAACTCGACATCGTTCCGGGCGGTTATCTCAAGGGCGAAACGTGGGACGGCGAGGCAGGAGTTGATGCGCAAGGTCGTGTGGTTGCTGCGGGTGAACCATGCGTATGTCCACTGCGCATCCTCACGGTCGATTGCCAGATGGATCACTTGTTTCTGGTCGTCCGTGCATGGGCCGAGGACGGATCCAGTCGATTGATCTGGAATGAGCGCGTGCTGACATTCACCGATGTGCAAGTCGTCCAGGAACGATTTGGCATTCACCCGAATCTTGTATTCGTCGATGCGGGTTACGCCACCTATGACGTCTACCGCGAATGTGCTGCTCACGGATGGACTGCCCTGATGGGTGACAAGCGGGCGACTTTTACCCACAAGGTCAAGGGCCGCAAAGCGATCGAGAGGTTCTATTCTCCTCGTCGAAAAGTTGTCTTAGGTCGCGGGCAAACATGTTCGGTGTTCTATTGGTCGAACCTCAACATCAAGGACACGCTCGCGCGCCTGCGGCGAAATCAAAATCCCGACGACGGCCCGGTCTGGGAAGTTCCTGACGACATCGATGAGGACTATCTCGCCCAGATGGAAAGCGAACACCGTATCAAGAAGAACGGCAAGTGGATGTGGGAACGAATCGGTTCACGACCGAACCACCTGTTTGATTCGGAATCAATGCAGGTCGCCGCAGCCACCATGCTCAAGATCGTAGGACGAGAAGCCTCAACAACAGTTGACACCCCCGATGAAGAATCATGAGTCAATTCTCCGACTGGTTTGCCGCACAACAATTTCGTCACTTCAACGCAGATGAATTCGAATCGTATTTCGCGACGCAGCGAAAGGGTGTAAAGAACAGCACCCCGCCTCGCGCCCTTTGGGAAAACATCATCCCCACTCTGCGCGTTGTTGATGAACTGCGTGAGTCTTATGGCAGACCATGCCGCATCCTTAGTTCCTATCGCTCACCGGCCTACAACAAGGCTGTCGGTGGAGCACAATTCAGCCAGCACAAAGAATTTAGCGCACTCGACATCACCTTCGATGGCTTGAACACTCAGCGCGTCTATGAGCGACTCATCGCATGGCGCAAGGCTGGTAAGTTTTCCGGTGGTCTCGGTTTGTATCCGTCGTCGGGCTTCGTTCACATCGACACACGCGGTCGCAACTCAACCTGGAAAGGAAAATGACGATGGCACGCGGACTCTTCATCACCGGCTTTACCGTCGCCGAGGTTCTTGCCATCCAGCAGCGAGCAAAGTCTCTGCTCATGGAAGGCAAGACCATCATGAACTGGAACGACGCTGAGACTTCGGTCTCGAAGCAGTTCACGATGCCAGTCGATCAGGTGCTAGAGGAATGTGCCTACGCACTCAAGGTGCTCGATCCGCAAACTTACGGCAGACCACGAACGGTATCGGCTTCTTTCATCCACGGACACCTTGCGAAATGAATCGCTTCCAATCCATCGCCCGACTCTTCATCCCACCCGTGCTTTTACCGAAAGCATGGGGATCGTCGTTTGAGTCTGCGAACTGGTCGCCGCGTCGTGGTGCGGTGCCGGGAGCTTCTCCATCAGATGCACGCAAGGAACTCACGCCAGGCATCCGCACGGAACTGGTGCGCAAGTCGCGCTACCTCCACAAGAATTCTGGCTTCGTGCGCGAACTGGTGGCCAACATGGCGATCTACTCGACTGGTGACGGCATCCGTGTTCAAGCCCAATCTTCGGACGCATCTTGGAATCGGAGCGCCGAAGAATACTTTTCCTATTGGTCCGCGCGCTGCGACATCACGCAGAGGTTTTCGTTTGAAGAATGCCAGGCACTTGTTTGTCGAGGCATGGATATCGATGGCGAATACTTCATTCACAAAACCCGCGACCTCGATGGCGAGCCACGCATTCAGTTGATCGAGAGCCACCGCATTGGTGATGACTTGGGATCGAAGGAAACCGTCGATGGTGTTGGCCTCGATGCCTATGGCGCACCCGTGTTCTACCGTGTGCTGCAAGATGACAATTCAGCATATGATCTCCCAGCTTCTGCCATCCTGCACGTCCACGAACCTGAGTGGGCCGGTGGTGTGCGCAATCACCCAACGATCCAGCACTCGATCAATCATCTGCTCGATGAGATGGAACTCCTTGCGTTAGAAAAGCATGCGGTCAAAGATAATGCCGATGTGTCCCGTATCCTCAAAACAGCACGAGGTGAGATTGATGACAACGGCGACTTTGTGGTGGGCAATGCACATGGTGCGGGAGAAGCGAGCGACCCGGTTAGCTTGCAACGCATCGTTGGAGGAAAGCTGGTAGCACTAAAGCCCGACGAATCACTCGATAGCTTTCAGTCGAACCGACCCAGTCCGACCTTCACCGGATTCCTCGAACACCTGCGTCGTGATTCAGCACTTGGCATGATCCCATTCGAGTTTGCCGCGGATTCGAGCAAAATTGGGGGTGCGGGCGTGCGTTTGATCGTCGCCAAGGCCGACCGTCGATTTTCATTCCGCCAGATGATTCTCGAAAGGCGTTTGATTCGTCCTGTCTGGGCCTATGTGATAGGTGACGCGATTGCCCGAGGACTGCTGCCCGCCGTGGAGGGATGGTGGAAAATGGCGATTGTAGGACCAAAGCGGGTCACCGTTGATGCTGGTCGTGAAGCACAACAGAACCGCGCCGATGTGGAGGCGGGCCTCAAGACTATCACCGATCACTACGCCGAACTCGGAGCCGACTTCCGAGAAGAAATCGAACGACGTGGTGCGGATGCCAAACTCATCCTGGAAACCGCCGCCAAGTATGGTGTGCCTCCTGAGATGCTGTGGAAGGCTGCTGCGGGATTATTGAATCCTCATCATGATCCAAGATGACCCCGACATGAACCAACTTTGTGTCGAGTTCTTTCATCGCGAATGATTGACGAAAGCGGATCATTTCTGTAGGGGCTTTCAATACATCATGAAAACAATAACAACAGCCTCATTAATTCTGGTCGCATTGCATGTGCCAGCCTTCGCCATCGTATCCATCGACTACGTCACCATAGGCAACGCCGGTAACGCGGCAGATCCATCTACTGGACTCGGTGCGGTAGGCTATGAGTATCAGATCGGTAAATACGAAGTTACCAACGCTCAGTATGCAGAGTTTCTCAACGCGAAGGCCGCTACGGACAACTATTCGTTATACCATGTTATGATGCCGTTTCTCAACCTCGGCATCTCCCGCAACGGTTCCAGCGGGAGCTACACCTACTCGGTGACAAGTGAATTGGCCAATCGGCCGGTAGCACTTGTTTCTTGGTTTGATGCAGCGCGCTTCACCA